TGGACACATTAGCTCTACTGCAACTGCACAGACCATCACAAGCACTGAAGTCCTTCGTGACCCAGACAGCTTTGGTGACATCTGTCGTGGACTGCACGTATACGGCGCTAAGGTTCTACGCCCAGAAGCATTAGTATCTGCGTTCTACGGTATTGACTAAGTAAGTAATTAGAGACGGGGGTGTAAAAGCCCCCTGATCTTTAAGAGGACACTATGGCAATATTAGGAAGTAACTTAAAGCCTATAATGATGCAAGGCAAGAAGAAAGGAAAGAAACTAGGCGATACAGGGAGTTGGTATAAGCCTGAAAACAAAAAGAAATACGAAGATAACTGGGATGCTATCTTTAACAAACCAGACACTAAAACAGAATCAAAGGCGAAATAAGATATGGCAACAACTTACCTTGAACTAACTAATGAGCTTTTGCGTGAACTCAACGAAGTTGCCTTAACGTCAACAACTTTTGGAGCCGCACTAGGTGTACAGCAACATGTTAAAGACTCAGTAAATCGTGCTTACTTTGATATTATAACTCAAGAACCACAATGGCCTTTTCTATCTGTTGCAGAAAGCGGTGCAGTAGACCCCATGTACGGAAACGTGTACGTTGAAACAGTAGCAGGACAACGCTTCTTTGAGTTAAAACCTGCTAGTTCTAGCATTACAACTGACTATAGCTCTATAGATTGGGATAACTTTTATCTTACTACTGTAGGCGTAACAGATGAAGTAGCACCTTATGAAAGTCGTAACCTTCGATTTTTAAGTACTGAAGAGTGGAAAGACTATCGCAGAGTCAGTGAAAACTTAGATGACGCAGACACACAACAATACGGCGTACCCAACGCTGTAATCAGAAGCCCAGACTCACGGAAGTTTGGACTCAGCCCTATCCCCGATAAGGTCTATCGCGTTTGGTTTTATGCGTGGAACCTCCCTACAAAATTATCAGCACACGGAGACGTTGTAGTATTCCCAGATTTATATACTGGTGTTCTCCAAGCTAGAGCTAGATATTATATCTGGCAGTTTAAAGACAATCCACAAGCGGCAGCATTTGCATTAGACGATTACAAAAAAGGATTACGCAGTATGCGTTCTAACCTTATTGAGCCTTCGCCTTCTTATATTAAAGATGATCGGATGAGGTTCGTTTAATGGCCGCTTCACAACCCTTTGGTATCTCTTGCAGGGGTGGGTTAAATACCAACCTAAATCAGCTTGAGATGCTTGCTCAGCCCGGAGTTGCTACAGAGTTATTAAACTTTGAAGTAAACCCTGACGGCGGGTACAGGCGCGTAAACGGCTACACAGCTTTCGGCTCTGCGCGGCCTAACGGTGGCGCTACTATCCTTGGTCTTAATGTTTACGCAGACGGTGTAATTGTTTGTAGCAACACAGGAATTTTCTTTAGTGTTGATGGAGGAAGTTGGTTAGAAATTAACAAAGCAAGCGTAGCAAGCGGTGGAGATAATTACTCAACTTTTAGCGGGCGTAGCGCAGACGCTAGGTCTGGACAAGCCCAAGTAACCTTTACAATCTTTGAAGGTAACACAGACTACGGGCAGATAATAATTACTGACGGAGTTAATAAGCCTTTCTTATTTAGCATGTCAGGAACAGGTGGCTTAACTTCTCGCACATTTTTTGCAGAAGAAATTACCGTAGACGGAACAACGGCACCCACAGTTTGTGTTATCCACGACAGCCACTTGGTTGTTGCAGGAGCGCCAAGCGCAAAAAACACAATCTTTTATAGTTCAACGCTCGACCCAACTAGTTTTTCTGGTAACGGTGGTGGAGCCGCATTACTTCCAGATCAAGTAGTAGGTATTAAAAGTTTCCGTGACGATCTAATGATCTTCTGTAGAAACAGTATACATAAGCTTGTAAACATTAATGATTCAGGATCTATTGCAATTATTCCTGTTACACAGAACGTGGGCTGTCTTAGCTCTCACAGCATTCAAGAAATTGGCGGTGACTTAGTATTCCTTAGCCCAGACGGTATTCGTTCTGTAGCGGGTACAGCGCGTATTGGTGACGTTGAATTAGGATCAGTTAGCCGACAGATACAATCTGTAATATCTACACTTGCAAAGTCTGTAAATACTTTTACGCTTGCAAGTACAGTACTTCGCAGTAAGTCACAGTACAGATTGTTTTTTAGTCAGGTAGGCGGTAGTTCAACATCAGCACTTGGTATTATAGGAACCTTAACACCTAACGGCTTTGAATGGGCTGAAACAAAAGGAATACAAGCAACAGGCATTACAGCAGGTTTTGATAAGTCTGGTGTAGAAAAAACATATCACGGTGACAATAAAGGATACGTATATAACCACGATACAGGCAACTCTTTTTCTGATGGCGGCGTAGCGTTTAATATCAGAGCAAAATATAGCACACCCAATTATGATTTTGGAGACATTGGAACTAGAAAGACTTTGTACTATGTAAAAATATCTGTTTCTCCTGAAGGAGAGATACTACCGTTTTTAAGACTTCGGTATGACTACGAATCTTTAGACATTCCGCAACCTGCTCCTTATCCAGTAGCGGGTATTCCAATTCCTTCGTCTTTCGGATCAGCAGTATTTGCGGCGGCCACGTTCGGTGGAAGTAAAGATCCAATGTTTAGACAAGCAGTAGAAGGTAGTGGACACGTAGCAAACTTTAGAATTACCAGTGATGACCAAAACGCACCCTATGCAATTAACGGCTTATACGTTGATTACGTCCCATCAGGCAGGAGATAACCAGACATGGCAGGAACAAGTTATACACGACAAAGCACACTTACAGATGGCGATACAATCACAGCCGCTCTTTTCAATGACGAATACAATAAACTTGTATCTGCGTTTGCATACACTACTACTGGCACTACCGGACACCAACACGATGGTGGTGCGGCTGAAGGTGGTAACATACATACAATTGGTGATCAAAACTTCTTAAACAAGATTGTAGTTGATACTACTAACAATCGTTGGGGAGTTTTTGTAGAGGTCAGTGGTTCAGCAGTAGAGCAGATCCGCATCCAAGATGGTGCAATTGTTCCTGTTACTGATAGTGATATAGATTTAGGTACAAGTTCTTTAGAGTTTAAAGACGGCTACTTTGATGGAACAATCCACGTAGACACCTTAGACGTAGACGCTAACGCAACCATTGCAGGTACTCTAGGAGTAACAGGCAACACAACTATCGGTGGAACTCTTGTAGTTACTGGTACTACAACGCTTAATGGCGGTACGCTTACTCTAGGTGACGCGGCAAGTGACAATGTTGTATTTGGCGCAGACGTAAACAGTAATATTATTCCTAATACTGATAGTGCATTTGACCTTGGAAGCTCTTCGCAGGAATGGAGAGACTTATATCTTGATGGTACTGCACACATAGATACACTAGATGTAGATGTAAACGCAACCATTGCAGGTACTCTGGGCGTTACAGGTGTATTGACAGGAACAAGCCTTGATATTTCTGGAAACATTGATGTAGATGGAACTACCAACCTTGATGTTGTTGACATTGATGGTGCGGTAGATATGGCTACAACACTTGCAGTAGCAGGTAACGTAGATTTTAACGGCGCTTTAGATGTCGCAGGAACTACAAACTTAGATGTCGTGGATATTGACGGTGCAGTAAATATTGCGGCGGCTACCACTATTGACGGTGCAAACAAAGTTCAATTCCGCGACACAGCTATACATATTAGTTCTAGCTCTGATGGTCAACTTGATATTGTCGCAGACACTGAGATTCAAATAACGGCTACTACTGTTGATATTAACGGCTCGGTGGCGCTTAACGGTGCAATTACAGGTGCTACTAACATCACATTAAGTGGTGAGCTTGATGCGGCTACAGGTGACTTCTCAGGCGCAGTAGATATTGATGGCTCTTTAGATGTTGACGGAGTTACTAACCTTGATGTAGTCGATATAGATGGCGCGGTTGACATGGCTACAACACTTGCGGTAGCAGGTAATGTAGACTTTAATGGCGATCTAGATGTAGACGGAACTACAAACCTTGATGTTGTTGACATTGATGGTGCTGTAGACATGGCTACAACTCTTGCAGTTGCAGGTGTATTAACAGCAGCTAGTTTAGATATATCCGGAAACGTAGATATAGACGGTACTTTAGAAGCTGATGCAATTACTGTAAACGGCACAACT